ATAGTATTATTACTAAGTGATGTTTTAAATTCTAATCCTACACTAGTAAAAACTTTTAAGTATAAAGATATTGATTTTGGATTTATTCCTAAACTAGATTCTATTACAGGTGGCGAATTTATAGATTTAGAAAACTATATGAAAGAGCCTGAAACGTGGCATAAAGCTATGAGCATTTTATACCGACCAATAACGCAAAGAAAAAAGAATTGGTTTGATAAAAGCGAACACGATTTTTACGACATCGAACCATATCAAGAGGCACACGATTTTTTTATAGATGCTCCTGCAGAATATTATTTAGGTGCAACGGTTTTTTTTTACAATTTAGGGAACGACTTATTAAACGCCATGACGGATTATTCACAGAAAATTTTGAAGAAACATCAACAGTCGAAAGCAACTTTAATAAGAAATGGAGTTGGTTCGTTAGCCTTAGAGCCTTAGCAGAATTAGAACACAAACGGACAAACGAAATATTAGAATATTCAATAAGTGAAATTTATACTTTGTTAGAATTTGAAAAAGATAAAGCAAATGTTTCAAAACAATTAATGAAAAGACAATGAGAGAATTTTATACCGTAATAGATTTTTTAAAGAGTTTACTTCAAGAGGATATTAACGTACATACTATTTTGCACGGACTTAAATCTACAATGGATATAAACAAAAAAAATATATTTCCTATAGCACATATTCAAGTAACTAACTCAACTATTCAAACAGGGTATGTAGGTTTTACTTTTGAGATAGTAGCTGTAGATTTAAGAAACGTATCTAAGCAAATGATAACGGATAAATGGTTGGGTAATGATAACGAATTAGACAACTTAAACACTACACACGCTATCTTAAATCGATTATTAACTAAATTACGTAATACAAGAAACGATTTTCAAATAGAGCTTAATAACGAGCCTACGTGCCAGCCTATAATATTTGAAGAAACTAATTTATTAGATGGTTGGAGAACTGAAATAGAGTTAATAATACCTAACAATGAGATAAATGTATGCTAATTTAGACAAGGCATTGAACTTATTTACTAGCTATGTAGTCGATAAGTCAAAGGCAAATCTAAACAGACTTAAAAAGAATGCATCTGGTAACTTAAATAAGTCTATAAAAGGCTATTATAAAGTATCAAAGAATAGTTTTCAGTTGAGTTTTGAGATGGAAGACTACGGTACGTTTCAAGATTTAGGAGTAAAGGGAAGTAAATCGAGTAGAAAAGCACCCAACTCACCTTATAAAATGGGTACGGGATCAGCTCCAAAAGGAATTTTTAAGACTGCTATCAATGCGTGGGTAGTTAGAAAAGGAATAGCACCAAGAGATGCGCAAGGAAAGTTTATAGATAGAAAGCAATTAAATTATAGAATAAGAAAGTCGATTTATGAAACGGGATTGAAAACTACTAACTTTTTTACAGAACCTTTTGAAACAGCATTTAAAAGATTACCTGATGAAGTTGTAGAAGCTTATGGTTTAGATATTGAAAGTTTATTAAAAACAAGTATAAAAAATGGCAAATAGTAAAATAGTTTTACAGTTCGGTGATATTCCAAATGTCGATGAATATATTAAATTTCAAGTTAATGGAGTTGAACTTATTGAAACTTTTAAAACAATAAGAACTACAAACTTTGAAGTAACAAGAAGTGTATCAGATTATACTGATAATGCTATTAATTATTTTAATGCTTTTACATTAGATTATAATACAACAGGCGATTTTTTAATGTTAGGTTATGCATCAGGTGCCTTTCATATTGTAGAAATCAGAAGCACAAGCGAAACAGTTAATTTTTCAGATTTTGAAACTACAACAAATGTAACAGCGACAATAACAAACACATACATACCGCCAGCACCTCCAACAATATTTACACCACAATTGGCACAAGTGCGTTCAACTTATTCGCTTAGAGTAGTTCCTAATTTACCTTTTATAACTTGTGATTTGTTAGTGTATGCGTGGGCAGGAGATAAGAATGCACCGCCAACTTTACCAGTTTATTCATTCTCAAAACAAGTTGTACAATTAGGGCAAACAGCAGTATCTTTTGATATTAATCACATCGCAAAAGAATATATTAACAACTCGATAGGAAATTATACCTTAGATGGTGTTCAAGATGTATTACCAGATTCAAATGTATGGTTGCAATATTTTGCAAGTTGTGATACTACACCAGTTTATGAAACAGAGGGTTTATTATTAGCAACCTACGGAGCAGGATATTGGCAAGATGGTTACAATCCGTTACCAACTACAAAAGCACTTATTACGGGTAATAAATTTACAATTTACAAAGATCAAGATTATCGGGTTTATTTTCAAACAACAGGATTAACAGCGATTTATGTAAACGAGGTTGAAGTACCGTATGATTTTAGCACAGATTTAAACTATCAAATGATAGCAAGTATAAATTTAAAAGAATATACAACAGAGCCAACAATTACTTTGGAATTACAATATTCAGATGTACCAGATGAAACTTTAATTTTCAATGTAAAAGAGGAGTGCTTTTATGATATTGTAAATTGTGTTTTTATAAATAAATACGGTTATCCTCAAACCTTTTCACTAACAAAAGTTTCAAAACCTAGCATAGATATAGAGGGTCAAGATTATAGAGGGTTGGTTTCAAACTTTGGAGTTTATAGTACAACTTCACATCAAACGGTATCGTTTAACATTAACGGAACTAATAAAATAAAATGTAATACTGATTACTTAAACGAAGATGAAAACAATATTATTCAAGAAATGTTATTGAGTGAATCGATATGGCTAATTGAAAACGGTGTTATTAATCCTGCAGTATTAGAAACTAAATCACTAGACTACAAACAGACAAAAGTAGAGCGATTAATACAATACGAGTTTGGATTTAAGTACGCATTTAATACATTGAACAAAGTATGATAAATACAGACTTATACATTCAGGATATTAGACAAGATACAGATCCTATTTCTTATATTAAAGTAGATTTATTTAAAGATGAGAATATAGAGTTAAATTCTAGTATTCAAAATGTAAATGATATTAGTAAAACATTTAGTGATTTTAGTCAGTCGTTTACTATTCCTGCAAGTGATAAAAATAACGGTGTATTTCAACACTATTACAATACTGATATAGATGGAACATTCAACCCTAATATAAGAATTAGAGGTTATATTGAATGTGGTTCTTTGCCTTTCAAGTATGGTGTAATTCAATTAGAAGATGTAAAGCTAAAAGATATGCAACCCGATAGTTATACGGTGCGATTCTTTTCAGCGAGTGTAAATTTATCAGATAGGTTTGGTGATGACGATTTAACTACTTTAGATTTAAGCGAGTTTGACCACCAATATAATAGTGATATATTCGATGCAACTTATTCCAATAGTTTAGGCGAAGATTTATACTATCCATTAGTAACAAGTGCAAGACCGTATCAAATAGGCACAGCCGATGTTAATGATATTACAAACGTTTCAGGACAATTACAATTTACAGAATTAAGACCAGCTTTAAAATTGATTCGTATTATTGAAGCGATTGAAACTAAATACAATTTTACTTTTGATAGGGAGTTTTTAGGTCGTGCGGTGTTTGGTAATTTGCATATGTGGGTGTTTAATAATTTAGGGTTTTCTGTAGATGCTTTAAATGGAGCAGTAGTTGATTTTACAACAAAAGGAAATTTAGAAGATATAACAGGAGTTACAGTTGATTTAACTAATAATTATTTTATAACAGCTGCTACAGTAGGTTCCCAAATAACAGTAACACCATCAGTAGGTTATGAAACACAGCCTTACACACTTATAAGATATTTAGATGGGGAATCTTGGACTACTTTTACAGGTGTAGGGACTAGGGTTTTTCCGTTAAGAACCGATGCTGATTTAAAACAACATTCTTTTAAAATTTTTGTTGAGGGTACTTTTAAATTTACTTTTAAAATTGTGATGTCTAATATTTTAGTTGGTGCAAAATCAGCTACAATGGCAGAGCAAACAGTTAATTTAAATATTTCCATTTCCGCTAATATGCCTAAAATAAAAGTTAGAGATTTTATAACATCACTAATCAAAATGTTTAACCTTGCTTTAGTTCCATTAAATGCAAACGGTTTCAGATTGTTACCGCTTGATGACTGGTATTTTCAAGGTAATCTAATAGACTTAACAAAGTACATAGATAGCAAAGATGTAAATTTTAAAAGACCTAAATTATTTAAAGATATTTTATTTCAACATCAAAAGTCAGGGCAGTTTTTAAACGAACAATTTAGAAACAATCAAGGCGGTATTTTAGGTTATGGAGATTTGCAAGCAATTTACCAAATAGATGGAGGACAATTAAAAGTACAAACCGAAGTTGAAAATTTAATGTTTTCAAGATTGAGTAATATTGCTACAGGCGATGTTACTAACGTTCAAGTTGGTTTATCATTAGATAAAAATACAAAGCCTTACATCGGCAAGCCTTACATATTTTACAAATGCGGTTTTCAGAATTATGCTACACCAATAAAAGCAAACGGACACGCAGACATAGATTATACTTATTTAACCTCAACTGAAAACGATTTTATTTTAGAGCAAGTTTCTAATAGTGTAAATTATTCAACTGATATAAGTACATTTTTATTTAGTGAAATACCTAGAAATTTATATTCTAATTATTGGAGTGATTACATTTCTGATTTATACTCAACTAAGCGAAGATTATCAAACTGGAAAGCTAATTTACCTATTGGAATAATTATTAGATTAAAGCTAAACGATAGGATAGTTATTGATGATAAAACCTATATTATTAATTCGATGAAAACGAACCTGAGTACAGGCGATGTAGATTTAGAATTATTAAATTATATCGGTTTGCCTTTTACTTCGGTAAATTCAAACATACCATTAACAGCCGATACAATAGACTATTCAGCAGATACTACTCTATTAAGTGCGGATATGACTTATATCTATTTAGCGGATTTATCACCTATTCCAAACGGTGTTGAATATGAAACTTTATTAGTCAGTTATGCTAGGCAAGATTTTGACTGTAAAATTAGTGCAAATTCGCCTTATTTAGTTGAAAAAGTAAATACAGGCGATGGCACAAGCTGGATTAATTTAGAAAACGAACTAGGACAAATAACTAACTATTTATTAATTAAAGTTGATGAAAGTACAACGGATCGAAGTATGGATTTAGAAGTAACTATTGGAGCTGATTCATTTACAATAACTATAACACAACAACAATTATGATAAGGGATATAATAGAATTATTACAGTTTCAAGAGTGGCATAACACGACTGAAAACATACATATTGCAAAGGGAGGTTATAGATTTCCAAGAACGTTTAAAGAATTATTTAAAAACTCATACAGATGGCTATTACCAAGACTATAGAGATTGATGTTATTGCACCAAACGCACAACAAAATATTAATGCTGTTACTACTTCGCTAAACAATGCGAGTAAGAGTAGTGATAATTTAAATAATACTTTAAACACCGATAAAGGCGGTAACAAGTTTACAGGTTTAAAAGATTCAATAGGTGGGTTAATCCCTGGCTTTGATAAAGCAAGTAATGGAGCAAGTGCATTTAATAAACAGTTATTAGTATTGTTGGCAAATCCTATAGGTTTGGTTATAGCTGGTATTGTTTTAGCCTTAACAGCTTTGTTTAAAGCTTTTCAATCTTCAGATGAAGGAGCTGATAAACTAGAGCAAGTAATGGCTGGTTTAAGTGCAACTTTAGTAGTTGTAAGAGATAGGGTTTTAAAAGTAGGTGGTGCAATAGTTAAATTCTTTTCAGGAGATTTTAAAGGAGCTTTAAAAGATGGAAAAGATGCAGTAAGTGGTTTTGGTGACGATGTAGTAAATGAATTTAAAAAAGCAAGTGAAGCTACAAAACTACTTCAAGAGGTTGAAGATGGAATGGTAAGTTTAGGAGTTCAAAGAGCAAAACTAAATAAAAATTTAGCAGAATCAAAAGAGCTTTTAACAGATGAAAATGCTACTTATGCTCAAAAGAAAAAAGCTATTGAGGACCTTAGAAAAGGGGAGGGTAAATTTACAGATGATGCAATAGGGTTTGCTAAAAAAAGATTATTAGCTGCACAGTTAGAAAAAAAATTATCTACAGATGAAAGAACAAAAGCAATAGCGGAGGCGCAAACTGCACTTATAGATTTAGAAACTGAAAGTGCAAATATTAAAAGGTCAGCAAATAAGCAACAAAAGCAATTAGAAAAAGAAAGAGTATCAAACCAGCAAGAAGCTATTAATGCACAAAAAACAGCATTAAAAGAAGCACAAGATGCTGAAAAAGCTATAATAGATGAAAAGTTAAAAGATAGTCAATTATCATTCCAACAACAAAGAGATTTAGTTAATAATGATAATAAGTTAGCTATTAAAGATAAAAAAGAATTTCTTAAAAAGATAAATGAAGAAGAAAGTAAATCTATTGAAGAGCATAATAAAGCAATAGCGGATTTAAACAAAAAGTATGATGATGAAAAAGCAAATCGATTAGCTGATACTGCAGTTAAAAAAGAGGAGCTAGAATATAGCAGACAGTTAAAAGAAATTGAAAACATAGCTAAAACAGAAACTGAAAAAAATACTTTAATTGAAAAGTTAGACGCGGAGCATAAAGTTAGAATGGGTATTGCTGCTAAAACTGATGCAGAAAAAACAGCAGCAGACCAAAAAATTATTGATGACAAAAAAATAGCCGATGAAAAAACTGTAGCCGATGCTAAACTTGCTATTCAACAAGGAGCCTTAGACGCATTAGGTGGCTTAGTAGATTTGGCTAAATCTATTGGTGAAAAAAATAAAGGAATACAAAGAGCTGGATTAGTTGCAGAAAGTGCAGTAGGAATTGCAAAGATTATTTTAAATACTCAAACAGCAAATGCAGTTGCATTAGCCAGTCCTATAAATGCATTAGATCCTACTTATGGAACACGTACTAGTTTAATAAATAAAATAAGTGCAGCAATAGGAATAGCAGCAAACATAGCAGCAACTGCAAAAGGCTTAAGTGCTTTAGGTGGTGGCGGTGCTGCATCGGGTGGAGGTTCAAATCCTGCAGGTGGCGGTGGCAGTTCAGCACCTCAATTTAACATAGTAGGGCAAAGTTCAACAAATCAACTATCTCAAACAATAGCAAACCAACAAAAGCAACCTATTAAAACTTATGTAGTAGCTGGCGATGTTACAACTCAACAAAGCTTAGATAGAAATGCGGTGCAAACAAGTACGTTTGGCGGATGATAAATAAAAAAACCGCTAATATCAGTTAGCGGTTTTAACTTAATCCACACTTTAAAAGATGGTCGTAAGCACAAAGGTTTACAAATATACAAAAAAATATGTAAAAATTTATATGACGATATATTATTTATACGTTATAGTAGTATGAAACTATATGAATTAATATTATCGGATGAAGAAGTACAAGGAATTGATGCTATTTCTGTAGTAGGCAGTCCCGCAATGGAAAGTCAGTTTATTATGCTTTCAGAAGAAAAAAGAGTTTCATTTGCAAAGATTGACAACGAAAAACAAATCTTATTAGGGGTTGCAATGATCCCTGAAAAAAAGATTTACAGATTTGATGAAGATACACAAGAGGAGTTTAATGTTTTCTTTTCAAAAGAAACTATAAAAAGAGCATCTGAATTATATCTTAAAAAAGGGAATCAAAGCAACGCAAATTTAGAACATTCTAAACTAGCTTTAAGCGGTACAATAGTAGAGAGCTGGATAGTTGAAGATTTACAAAAAGACAAAACAGCCTTATACGGTATCGATGCACCTATAGGAAGTTGGGTTGTAGCTATGAAGATTGAAGATAAGGAACAATGGGAACTTTGTAAAGAAAACGGTACAGGATTTAGTATCGAGGGAATGTTTAACGAGAAAGTAATATTAACTAAAAACGAGAATAATATGGATTTTAAACAAATGAAAGACGATTTACTAAACGAGTTCAAAACTCTTTTAGGTAAACAAGTCAAACTAGCGCAATGGAAGTCAGCAGATGGAACATTAACACTAGAAACTGAAACTGATATGCCTGAAGTGGGTGGAACTATTACACTTGTAACACCTGATGGAAATGTACCAGCACCGATTGGAGAATATACTCTTGCCGATGGTATTGTTATTTCAGTTGCTGAAGTTGGTGTTATTTCTGAAATTTCAACAATCGAAGAGGAAGAAGTAATTGCACCAGTTGAGGAATTAAGTACAGGAAATTCTATTCCTGATGTAGCAGAATTGAAAAATGCAATTAGTTCTATGCTAATTAAATTTAGCGAGGATTTAAATGTAAGATTTACAGCTATTGAAACTAAACTTTCAGAGCAAAGTAAAGAAAACGAAACTTTAAAAACAGAATTGTCAGCTACTCCAGCAGTTTTAAAAACTACAGTAGCACCGACATCAAAAAATATCGAAGCTCCAAAAACAATGAGAGGTCGATTAGCACTATCATTAACCGATTTAAAAAATAAAAACTAACAATGGCAACAACAACAACAGTAAACAGTTCCTACGCTGGAACGGTAGCAGGGGACATTATAGGAAAAGCTTTTAAAGAAGCGGATACTATTCAAAGAAATTTAGTAACAGTATTGGTAAACATTCCTGTTAAACAAGTAATTCGTAAAATCGATTACGGAAATGGTAGAACAGATTATTCTTGCGGATTTACTCCAGCGGGATCTGTTACTATCGGTGAGGTTATCTTAGAGCCTAAGAAAATCAAAAACGAAGCTGAACTTTGTAAAGAAGATTTCAGAAATGTTTGGGATACGGCTTCTATGGGTTTTTCAGCTCACAACGACAATATGCCAGTAGATGAAGAAAGTGCTTTATTAGTTGAAATCTTAGCGGATACAGCTCAAGCAACTGATTCAGATATATGGGTAGGTGATGCTACAGATGATGGGCATTTTGATGGATTCATTCCTAAATTTTTACTAGATGCTACAGTAATTGACGTTACAGCGGTTGCAGTAACTAAAGCAAATGTAATATCTAAAATAGAGGCGGTTATGGCAGCAGTTCCTGTAGCTTTGAGAAGAAAACAAGATTTAGTATTTGCAGTATCTAACGATGTGGCTTTGTTTTACCAACAAGCTTTAGTAAGTGCGGGTATTTCTAACGGTGTTGGTGGTAATGACTTCCAATTAAGATACGGAAACTATGTACTAGAAATAGTAAACGGTTTACCTGATTCAACTATGGTAGTTTACCAAAAGAAAAATCTTTACTTTGGTACAGGTTTGTTAAGCGACCACAATGAAGTTCGTATTAAAGATATGGATGATACAGATTTGAGCGGTACAGTACGCTACAAAATGGTTTATACTGCAGGAATTCAGTATGTAAGAGGTGCAGAGATTGTGTTATACACAACTTTCGTATAGTAGTAAATAACAAGGCGGTTGAAAATACCGCCTTAATTTAAAATATATAATTATGGCTTGTGAATTTATTACTAGCGGTCGTTTACTTGAATGTGTAAATAACACTTCAGGTTTAAGAAACGCTTACTTTGCAAAATGGTTAGACTACGAGTTTGTAGTTGCTGCATCAGAGCTTACAAGTATAGGAACTTTAGCTGAGGTTTTTAAATTTGAACTTAAAAACGTTGGAAATATTCCACTTGAAACAGAAACAAGTTCTGTAGATAACGGAACTGTTTTTTACGATGCGAAAATTGATTTAGTTTTAACAGGATTGACTGCTCCTTTAGTTAATCAGGCTAAATTACTTTCAAGAGATAGAAGTGTTATCTTTATTGAGGATAATATGGGTAAATTCCATTTATTTGGAATTGCTAACGGTGCTAACAAAACTACAGGAACTAGAGAAATAGGTGGCGATTTAGGAGGTTTTTACGGACTTAAAATGAGCTTTCAAACATTAGAGCCTGATACAGCTCCAATATTGAGTTCAAGTGCTGTAACTTCTTTACTAGCTATCGTTTCATCAGTTTATGTGAATGATTAATACTTTTTATTAAATAATATTAGCCTACTAATTAATTTTAGTAGGCTTTTTTATTACAAAACGATATTTATACGTTATATTAGTATGGTAATATTAAAACCCTCAGAAGCTACTCATTCAATTACAATTATAGCTCGCAAAAATGCGAGTGCTATTTCTATTGTAATAAAGAATGAAAGTAAGAATACAACTGAAACTATTGATGATATTTCAACTACTTATTCAAATGGCTATTTGACTTTTGAAATAACTAAAACTGTTTTAGAGCAAGAAAGTTTTGAGTATTCGGTTTACAATTTTTCAGATTCAGAATTATTATTTAGAGGAAAAGCATTTGCGACAAATCAAACAGATTTGCAAAATTATAAAATAAATTAAAATGGGAGATGTTAGAGCAATTAGTTTGAGTTCACACATAACAGAAGTATTTCAAGAATTTAAACCTAGTGGTAAAACTTATATTTTAAATGGTAAAAATAACGTTGGTTATGATTACGTTATTGACAGATATAAATATTCACCAACAAACTCAGCAATTTTAGATTCTTACTATTCTTATATTTATGGGCGTGGATTAACTGCTAATTATACAGTTAATCAGGCAAATCAAATGGCTGTTATTCAAAAGCTATTCTCAAAAGATAATGTAAAAAAAATAGTTAAAGATTTTGCATTATTTCACGAGGCTAGTTTTGAAATTATATTGGGGAAAACAGGAAACGAAATAGCGCAAATAAATCACTTGCCTAAAAATAAAGTTGTACCTACAGAGGCAAACGAATTCGGTAAAATTCCATCTTATTGGTATTCTTATAACTGGAATGATTTACGTAAATATCCTGCTATTGAAATACCAGCTTTCACACAAGGCACCACAGAAAAAAAGACAATATTTGTAATTAAAGAGTATACTATTGATGACTTCTATTTTGCAAGACCATCTTACTATTCAGGATTAAACTATGCAGAATTAGAAGAACAAATATCAATATATTGCATAAACCACATTAAAAACGGTTTGAGTGCTGGTTATATTATTAATGTAAATGAGGGTATAACAGACGATGAGGTTAAAGATGCATTTGAAAGAAATGTGATTAAAAAATTTACAGGATCAGAAAACGCAAATAAGTTCATCTTATCATTTAACTCAAATAAAGATAGTGCAACAACTTTAGAAGCGGTACAAGTTGCAGACGCACATCAGCAATATCAATTTTTAACAGAAGAAGCAAGAAAGCAATTATTAACAGCGCATAAAGTTGTTAGTGGTGCAATTTTAGGAATACAAACAGCAACAGGTTTCAGTAGCAATGCAGACGAAATAGAAACTGCATTCAATGAAACGATGTTAAACGTTATAAAGCCATTACAGGACACTTTAACCGATGGATTTGAATATGTATTAGGACAAAATAATATCACGTTACAACTGTATTTTGAGCCTTTAAGACCTAAAATAATTCAAGCTCCTGTAGTTAAGATGTCAAGCGAAAAAAAAAAGATTGAAGATTTTGGAAGCGATATAGATTTGAATGTTTGGGAATTAGTAGATAGCATTCCTGTAGATTATGAAAAAGAAGATGAATTAGATATTGAAGTTTTAAAGCTAAATAATAGATATGAATTTGCAAATGTTTCTACAGGAGTAGCAAAGACAAAAAGCAAATCGGAGCAAGATACAGATTTGTATATTACACGTTATAGATATTCAGGGAATCAAAATCCTGAAAGAGAATTTTGCAAAAAAATGATGGGTGCTAAAAAACTTTATAGAAAAGAAGATATAGAAGCGATGAGCAATCAAAATGTAAATCCGGGCTTTGGAATGAGACCAAACCCGAATGAGCCTTATAATATATTTCTTTGGAAAGGTGGCGGTTTATTAAGTGATGAATTTCCAAATGGAACTTGTCGCCATTTTTGGGTACGTGAAATGTACAGAAAAATAGGAACGGGTAAAAATACAGCAGCAACGCCATCAACACCAGCACAAGTTAGAAAAGCGGGAGAAATTCCTCCAACAAATAATCCAAAAGTGTATATTGCACCACACGATATGAAATAATTATGATACTACTAATCACACCACAGCAAGTAATAGACAAAACACCATTTAATGGTAATATTGACTATGATAAATTAGTTCCATGTATTGAAGATGCACAAGTAGCAGACTTAGAACCTTTGTTAGGACAAATTTTATTTGATAAGATTTTAGATGACTATGAGGCTGAAACTTTAAGCGGTTTGTACTTAGATTTGTACAATAAATTTTTAGTAGATTATTTGATTCGTGCAAGTGCAAAGAATTATTTTTTAATAGGTGCTTATCAAGTTGCTAACGGTGGTATTTACAAACATAGTGCGGAAAATGCTGAAACAATTAGCAAAGAAGAAGTAGATTATATGATGGTTCAACAACGTACTAAAATGGAAGTTTACGGTACACGAATGAAACGATGGTTAGTTTATAATAGATTGCCTGAATATTTACAACACTCTGAAATTATAAACGCTAAACCTATAAATGTAAGTTCGTGGTGGTTTGGTGGCAGAAATTGTACGGAACAAATTGATACTTGGAACAATGAATAAAGATAAAAAGCCAAATATAGCAAGGGTAAAAAACGAAGAAAAATTACGAAAATATTTATTAAGTAAAGAACAAAATGGCAAAGCAAGTAATAAACGTAGGGACTAGCGCAAACGATGGTACAGGCGATAAAATTAGGGTAGCTTTTCAAAAGACTAACGCTAATTTTACTGAATTGTATGATGGTAAAATAGATTCAGTTGTAGCTGGTACAAATGTAACTGTAGATAATACTGATCCTTTAAATCCTATTGTTAGTGCAACGGGTGGAGGCGGTTCTCAAAACTTACAACAAGTAACAGATGTAGGGGATACAACAACAAATCAAATCAATTTATATAATTGGATAAGTCAAAATGATGAACAAGCGGTTGGTGGTTTTATAGACTTAAATACAAATAAAAGTTTATCTTTTCAAACTGCACCATTAACTGATAATCGCTTTCAAGTATATCAAGATGCAAGTGGTACTTTAGCTTTAACAACTGATGTAACTGATATATTAACAACTACTATTACCGATGGCGATACAACACACGCTCCTGATGGGAATGCTGTTTTTGATGCTTTGGCTACTAAAGAACCTACAATAACAGCAGGTACTACTTCTCAATATTGGAGAGGGGATAAAACTTGGCAAACTTTACCTAGTAACGCATCAGGTGGAAATACTGTTAATTACTATTTGAATGGAAGTGTTGCTGCGAGCGTTGCAACTTATAAGCAGATGTCAAACACTGCAATAATTGGAACAGGTACTGACTTTGCAATAACAGGTAATGGATTAATAGCACAGTTTTTAACAGATGTAGGTAATCCAAATAGACTTGAAATACCTAGCGGAGCGTGGAACTTTGAGATGTTTTTTTCAATGTCTTCAGGTGGAGGAAGTCCTAAGTTTTATGTTGAACTTTTAAAATATAATGGTGCTACATTTACAAGTATTGCATCAAGCGGTGCAACACCTGAAACAATAAGTGGAGGTACTCCAATTGATTTATATTTAACATCTTTAGCAGTGCCTACAACAGCGTTATTAGTTACGGATAGACTTGCTATTAGAGTTTATATAGTTGATAATTCAGGTGGTAGAACAGCTACATTACATACTGAAGATAGTCATTTATGTGAAATCATTACTACATTTGCTGGAGGAGTTACTTCATTAAATGGATTAACCGCTAACACTCAATATTTTGATGAAGGTACAAGTGGAACAGATTTTAATATATCTTCTACAACTGATACTCATACCTTTAATTTACCTGATGCAAGTGCAACAGCAAGAGGTGTAATTACAACAGGAGCGCAAACAATAGCAGGAGAAAAAACATTTACAGAAACAGTAATAGCAAGTAATATAAACGGAGGTAGTACTTCAGGTGGTTCTTTAAATATTGAGTCAACAAGTAACGCTACTAAAGGAGTTGTTAAAGTTTCTGTTTTAGGTGCTGGCGCAACATCAGGAGGTTTTTCGGTTGGAACAGCTAATCCTAATTTAAATAAAATTCCAGGTGATACAGATCATATGGTAAATATTGTAAATAATGGAACTGCTTTACAATCGGTACAGCTTTATACTTATGGAAGTGCAGGATTAGCGGGACAAAATAATGTTCACTTTAATAGATTAAGAGGCACAGAGGCAAGTCCTTCAGCTGTATTATCAGGTGATACTGGTGTAAGTTTTGGTATTAGATATAGAGATAACGTAGCTTTAGGACAAAGTTCATCATCATTTGCAAATGTAGCTACTGAAAATCATACAACTACTGCTCACGGTTCTGAGTGGAGATTTGGAGCAACACCAAACGGAAGTATTACAAGAGCGCACGTTTTAACAGTTAAAAGTAATGCTTTACATATTTCACCAAACAATGCATTAACGCCTTATAGAACTACAACAAATTTAGTGCTAGATGGTGCAGCAAGTGGATATACTGGAGATTTTAGAGTATTAATACAATCAGATACTACTAATGGGGCTGGAATTATATTAGGAAATTCAACAACACAAGAATCCTATATTGTACGTTATGGATCTTCATATTCAGGTAATTTTGCAGGCACTTCAGTTGCATTTGCTTCTGTTTTATCCTTACGTTCTGGACCAACAGCAAATCAAAATTTTGTACAATCAGGTGCAAATATTGTCAATTTAATTGGTGCAACTTCTACAAATTTAGCTACTCGATTAAATAATGCAGGTTTTAAAATTGGAACTTTAGCGGATGCACATACAGATGGAACAGCTTATTTACACATATCAAAAGCAGGAACAGCAACAGCAGGAACAGCACCTTTAAAATTAACATCAGGAACTAATTTAACAACTCCAGAAAATGGAGCTTTTGAGTTTGATGGTACAAATTTATATTTTACAGTTGGAGGAGTTAGAAAAACAGTAACATTAATATAATTATGGAAGAATTACAAATAATTATTCAGGCTTTAGAAGTTTCAACTCAAAGAGGAGTTTTCACAATGGCAGACGTTGTTAAATTAAATGAATGTATTGAAAAATTAAAAATAAAATTAAGTACAAAAAATGAGTAAATTTATTACATCACGATACTACCTACATTTAATCGTAGGGTATTGCATAGGGTACAATTTAACAAGCCTAACTGACTTTTACAAATATTCTATTATTAATAAAGTGGCTGGAGTTTACGCTATTACTTTTATTACTTTTTGTTGTGGTTTCTTTTGGGAGTGGTTACAGTCTAAATTCTTTGAGGGCAAAACTGATTGGAATGATATACGCTGGAGCGGAATCGGTGGATTGCTTGGTTCTATAATATGCTTTATGTTTTGGAATAATAACTATGTGTTTTATACAAATATTGCATTGATTTTGTTTTTTATCGGTAAAGAAATCTATACACAATTAAAAAAATAATATATTTGTAAGGTATCAATAAAATGCCACAATAATACCACAAATAATGCCTGAAAATAAAAAACTAATGGAAGAAAAAATAGACCGCTTAGAAAATCATTTTAAAGTTTACAAAGACGATATGCAAGATGTAAAAGCCTTGCTTAAAAAAGTAGAAATATGCCTAGCTGGTTCTGATATAAACGGAAATAAAGGATTAGTAAAGCTAATCGATACTATTGATGACCGAGTAAACGAAATGGAAAAGCAACACATACTTTTAAAAGATGCTTTAGAAGCCTATAAATGGGGTATTAGAGCAGTTACATTAGGAGTAGTTGGGTTATTTTTTTGGTGGGTTAAAAAATGAAACTAATAAACGACACATTAAAGATTAACGGACGTTATGCTCACAAGAGAATAATGGCTTTTGTATCGTTTCACGCTATGATTATTTATGTATTTTTACCTATATTATTTCCTTTAATCGATGTAAAAGAGTTTGTAGTTTGTTTCTTTTTAGGATATTCAGCTGCTTGTTTAGGAATAGATTTACAACAACAAATAAAAAGTAACAGTTATACAAATTTACCAACTAATAAAGAGGAGCAGTTATGAAACTAGATAATAAAGGTTATTTGTTAATTTGTGAGTTTGAGGGCTTAAGATTAAAGCCTTATTTGTGTAGCGCTGGAGTACCTACTATTGGCTACGGAAACACTTTTTACCCTAGTGGTCGTAAAGTTACAATGCGAGATCCAGCCATAACACAAGGAACTGCATTTGCTATGTTAAAAGTAGTTGCTGATATGTTTGCAAAAGATGTAGATTCTTTAGTAACTTCAACTATAAATCAAAATCAATTTAATGCTTTGGTATCGTTTGCTTTCAATTTAGGTAGTGATATAGATGCCGATAATATTCCAGAGGGTTTAGGCGATTCAAGATTGCTAAGATTTGTAAATTCAAATCCTAACGATGGGAATATAGCAAAAGAGTTTATTAAGTGGAATAAAGCAGGCGGTCATGTATTAGATGGCTTAACTAAACGACGTATTAAAGAAAGTCAGTTGTACTTTACCAAAGAGTAATGTACATCAAACTATTTGAGCGAGTATATTTCGACAAATACGGTAGGGAATGGCACAAAATAGGGTATTATTATGTTCGAGTAAGAATGCAATCGGAAGTAAAATTGAAAAAACCTCCTCAAAAATTAAAAACAAATGAAAACAAACCTTAATTTTATTGAACGACATTCTTACTTAATTGTAGTTGGTATTTTATTCCTTTTTTTATTATTCGGTTGCTCGGCAAGGAACGTAAATAAATCAGATAGTAAAATAGATAGCGTTGCAACTACTAAAATAGAAGTAGCAGTAAAAGAATTAGAAACTATAAAAGAAAGTACTAAAATAGATAGCCTTTCAGAAAAGAAAAGGCAAACTATTGTTAATGTTTTTACAGATGAATTAGAATTAGAGCCGATTGATGAAAAAGAAATAAGCAGTTTCACAGATGAAAACGGTAAAACAAAGACTTTTAAAAACGTTCGTATAAGAACTAATAAAAGAAAAGATAAGTCTATTATTGAAGAATCAGAAACAGTACGTAAAATAGAGCAAAAAGACGTTGAAATAGCAACTTTAAAAGATAGTGTTTCAAGTTTACACGATGAAATAGCAGTTAATAAAGAAATCATTAAAAAGTTGAGTGAAAAGGAGCAGTTTAACTGGAGTACTTTTGTGTTATCATTCTGGTATTTATGGCTATTAATATTGATTGCTTTATATTTAGCATACAGATATTACAAAGGCTATCTTAAGTTTCCTATGCTTTAAAATACTATTTAGGGGGAATAGTAACTCGTTGCAATTACTGTAACGAGTTTTTTTATTCATAAATGTATTTAATTTAATTAAATTTATTATCTTTGTAGAAATTTAAAACTAAATAAAATGAAAAATCCAAAAGGAGCAGGCGCAAAAAAGAAGTACAAAACAGGAACGGTAGTTAAACGGATTCATCCGATTATACCAGTAGTTTGTCAAGATGATATACTTAAAAGTATAGAGGAAATTACTAAGGAATATAGGTAATAAAAAAATAATTTAAAAATAATTCATTTTAATTGCATTTAATTAAATTAACTTTTATATATTTGTACCAGCAAAGAAGCTAAAACACAAAAAAATAAAAGTTATTATGAAAACAGAATTAAATCAATCAAAACCTATTTTTTGGAAAGGTAAACTTTGCAAATTTATTAAATGGGAAACCTTAAATTTTGGAGGTAAATTAAAAATTAAAATCGATAAAAAGTTTATCGAGGTTGATATTGACGAGTTAAAAAACTAATTATGGAAATCACAATTAAAAAAACAGTCGAAGAAAAGGTACAAATTAGCTTACCAGCTTTCTTTAGAAGTAAAACACAACACTTTTACTACAAGGTGTATTCAGAAGATTATTGCATACAGATTTACAATGAAGAAATAGGAATCAAACACGCTTCTATTTTTACAGTATTAGATTACGAGGTATGCACCGAATTAGAGTTTTTAAATAAGTTTAACGAAGTAAATAATATATTATGTCAGCTAGCCACAGTATAACCTACAAAGGTTTTGAGTTTGAGTTTAATTACAACTTTTCAAAAGGTTGTCCTGCTACTCACGAAGAGCCAGAAGAATACGATGAGTATGAGATTTATAACATTACCTTAAATGGTATTGATGCAACTGATTTATTAAATTGTCAGATTTACGATTTTGAGGATGAATGTATAACAAACTTACAATCTTACAATGATTAACGAGAAATTAATGGAAATGGCTAAAACGATACCTTTGAAGCGTTTAGCCTTTGAACTGGATGAAATAAGTACTTTGCTTCACTACAACTTTCAGGAGTTGATTAGACTTGAAAATACTTATCATCTTACAATAGACCAACAAATAGAAAAAGCTAGGCTTATTGATACAATCGCAAAACTAATATTAAAACTTTAAAACTATGGAACAATTAAGAATACAATTAGTAAATGCACGCTGGACCGTAAATGGTCGCATTTATAGCGAAATGTCCTTTTTAGAACGTGAATTGCTGGATAAGGCAATTACAGGACTTCAAAAAGAAATCGAGCATTTTAAGTCGCTTGAAGATGCTAACTATAATCGTAAACTTTCAACGTTGGAGGTTAATGGTTATGAAATTATTACACCGTGAAAGAGTTAGAGCCATCAGTAGCAATAGGTTTAGGAATATGTATATTCTTTACCATTGCAGGAATGTTAATCGTTAAATTTATATTCGATAAGTATAAGTTATGACACCAAAGCAAAAATTGAAATCATTAGAACGTAGAATGGCTACTATTCAAAAGGATTATCCTGAAATAGATTTAGCAAGCTCAGTAAGATTTTTTGGTACACTTGAAAAGTACTTTAAGCTGAAACAAGAACATTTCTTTTTAGAATTTGAAATTAACCACTGCAATCAATGCGGTAAAAAACTTTAATTTATGAAAACAGCAGTAGAATGGTTAATAGAAAAACTTACACCATCAATAGCTTTGCAACAAAAGTATATTAATGAGTTAAAAGAACAAGCCAAAAAAATGGAAAAGCAACAGATAATTGATGCAGTAGAATGGAACTATAAATCAAATATGGGAGAAGTTTATTATAATGCAACTTTTAAACCTACTAAACTATGATATATCATTCAATAATAATCGGAACTTCAATAGGAGTTATTTTTACAGTAGTTTACGGAATCGTATCATTTATAAAAAATATGATGAGATGAAAGTATTAAATCTTTATGCCTGTTTAGGTGGCAATAGATATAAATGGACAGATTGTGAAGTTACAGCAGTTGAATTAGACCTAGAAGCTGCAAGATTATATCAAGAGCGTTTTCCTAATGATACAGTAATAATTGCAGATGCACACGAATATTTACTTAAAAATTATATGAATTTTGATTTTATTTGGAGTTCGCCACCTTGCCCAAGTCATTCGAGAGCAAGAAATTATAATACAACTTATGAGGCATTATATCCTGATATGAAGTTATACGAAGAAATCATACTACTCGAAACAAGATTTAAAGGAAAATATTGCGTAGAAAATGTAATTCCATATTATGAACCATTAATTAATGGAATAAAAAGAGGTAGGCACTTATACTGGACTAATTTTAATTTGCCAAATAATTTAAACGAAAGAAAAACTCCAGTATTTGGAAATGTAAAAAATGAATTACAATTACTTTGTGATTTTCACGATTATGATTTTAGAAAATACAAAGGCAAACAATCAGTTACTAAAATGGCACGTAACCTAGTAGATTATGAAGCTGGATTAACTATTTTTAATACAATGAGAGGAATAATAAACGAAACAAATATTTCACAAACTAAACTATTTTAACTATGAACCAATCATTCCTAGAATTTTGCAAATCCACAAGAGGCTATCAATTTTACAACAAGACAACACAACAGCAGGTATTTAAATATGAACTTTATTGGGCTGGATATACTTTATCAAAATGTTGGGATAAATTTGATATTGTAAGGATTTAATTTATATATTTGCACAAACATAACGGTCAGGTTATGAAACAAAAACTTTATTTAGTCCTGACTATGCTCGTACTGACCTACGAGATTTTAGTCAGGATTTTAAATTTTATAACAATATGAGTGCATCAAATACACTTTGGCAACAAACAAGAGAAGAAGAAGAATTTAACCAATTAAACTTAGAAGATTATGAATATTTATCAAATTGAACAGGAATACCTAGTATTGTCAAATGACATAATAGAAGCTGGTGGAGAAATTACTCCAGAATTAGAAACTGCATTAGCAATTAATAAGGAGCAGTTACAAAATAAGGGCATAAACTACGGTTATGTGATAAAATCTTTAGAAAATGATATAACAGCTATCGAAGAAGAAATTAAGCGTTTAAATGCTCTTAAATCGAGCCGAACAAAAACAACTGAATTACTTAAATCTACGATTAAACAAGCTATGCAGTTATACGGAATCGAAGAACTGAAAACACCAACACTAAAAATCAATTTTAGAAAGTCAGAATCGATTGAGGTTGATGATAGTGTTTTAGATGTAAATTATTTTAATCATAAAGTAGTATCAACACCTAATAAAACTAGAATTAAAGAAGATATAAAAAGTGGAAAAGAAGTTGTTGGAGCAGTTTTAAATGTTAATTTTAATTTGCAGATTAAATAATAAAACCTTATATTTGAAAATCATAATAACAGATGCAAGGCTTAGGCATCGTAATTTTAAGCCATAAAAAATAAATATTATGTCAAACAGAAAACAAGCCTTTGCTACTCCGCAAAGCAACCCAGCAACAAAGTTTATCGAGTGGAAATCAAATGACAAAGCGTTTGAGTATTACGATAAAGAAACACAAAAGAAAGTTGCAATCCCTTTACCTTTTAAATT